ACATTATGTTTAGGTTATGATGTATCTAATTTAGAAACTGAATACAATTGGCCTATGTATGTAAAAGTAAATGGCCAAGATGTGCCTTTATTTTTAGAACCTGGAGATATGATTGTTTATAGAGGAACTATTGTCGAGCATTGGAGAGAACCTTTTTTAGGCCTTAATCACGCTCAAGTTTTTTTACATTATAATGATACAGAATCTGAGTGGTCTGAAAAAAATAAATTTGATAATAGAGAGTTTATAGGTCTTCCTGATGGAATGAAAATTGGTTGAAATGGCTCCTAATCTAATATAAAATACTTAATCTGCTATAAAATATAGTACACAGGTTTTTATATGCTACAAAAATTAGGATTTGCACCAGGATTTAATAAACAAGTTACCGAAACAGGGGCTGAAGGCCAATGGTTTGATGGTGATAATGTAAGATTTAGATACGGAACTCCTGAAAAAATAGGGGGTTGGTCTCAATTAGGTTCAGATAAATTAACTGGTGCGGGAAGAGCTATCCATCATTTTGATAATAATGCTGGTATTAAATATGCAGCTATTGGAACCAATAGACTTTTATATGTTTATTCAGGTGGAACATTTTATGACATTACTCCAATAAGGGTGTCTATTACAGGTGTTAAATTTACAAGTACTTCAAGTTCACCTACAGTTACAGTTACTTTTCCAAGCCCTCACGGAATGGTAGTAGATGATATAATATTATTTACTAGTGTAACCGGTCTATCGAGTTCTACTTTTACTAATGCAACTTTTGAAGATGTAAAGTTTATGGCTACTTCTGTTCCTACGTCTACAACAATTACAATTACTATGGCTGCTAATGAAGCCGGGACTCCTTTGTCTCTTAGTGGGGATGCCACTGGAAATCCTTTTTATAACATTGGTCCATCACAACAATTAGGTGGGTTTGGTTGGGGTACAGCAAGTTTTGGGGGAACAGCTTCCGGTATTGCAACTACTACATTGTCTACAGCTTTAACAGACCTTATAACAACAGATATTGTTGTTGCAAACTCAACACAGTTTCCTGCGTCCGGAGAAATTAGAATTGGTACTGAAGACATTAGTTACACAAACAATGACACGGGAACAGGGACTTTAAGTGGAGGAGCTAGAGGCGCTAATGGGACTACAAAAGCTACACATAGTGCAGGAGCTACAGTAAGTAATATTTCAGCTTTCGTTGCATGGGGTGAATCTTCTACGGATGATGTAACTCTTGACCCTGGTTTATGGATTCTTGATAACTTTGGTACAAAATTAATTGCACTTATTTATAATGGTGCGTGTTTTGAATGGGACTCGTCTCCGACTAATGCTACATCAAATAGAGCAACTATAATACCTAATGCGCCCACTGCATCGAGACATGTTTTGGTTTCTACACCAGACAGACACCTAGTATTTTTTGGAACAGAAACTACTGTTGGAGACCCTACAACTCAAGACGATATGTTCATTAGATTTTCTGACCAAGAAAATATAGATCAAACTGATTCTTATACTGTTAGAGCCAATAACACTGCAGGCACTCAAAGATTATCTGATGGTTCTAAAATTATGGGTGCTATTAAAGGTAGGGATGCAATTTATGTTTGGACCGATACAGCATTATTTTTAATGCAATTTGTTGGTCAACCTTTTACTTTTGCATTTCAACAAGTAGGAACCAATTGTGGTTTGTTTGGAAAAAATGCATGTAGGGAAGTCGATGGTTCTGCATATTGGATGTCAGAGAATGGTTTCTTTACATACGACGGTCAATTAAAATCTATGCCATGCCTTGTAGAGGACCATGTATTTGATGACATAAATTCAACTTCCAGAGATTTAATTAACTGTGGTTTAAATAATTTGTTTGGTGAATTAAATTGGTTTTATTGCACTAATGGTTCTGATGTTGTGGATAGAGTTGTTACATATAATTATCTAGACTCATCAACAAAACAACCTATATGGACAACTGGTACTTTAGCTAGAGCAGCATGGCAAGATTCAGCTGTTTTTGAAACACCGCACGCAACTTTTTATGATGTTAATAGTAATAATTCGTACGATGTTGTTGGCAATACTGACGGTTGTACTATATACTATAGTCAGGAAACAGGGACCGATCAAGTCGAGGCTGGGGGAACAGTTACGGCAGTGATAGGAACTATAACTTCAGGTGATTTTGACATTACACAGAAAAGAAGTAACACAGGAGCTACTGTAGGTATGCCCGACATTAGAGGAGATGGTGAATACATTATGAGAATTAGCAGATTTATACCAGATTTTATAAACCAAACAGGTAACACTAAAGTTAGTTTTACAACTAGAATGTATCCAAACAGCACACCAGTTACCAAAGATTTTTCAATAACAAGTGCAACTACTTTTAAAAGTACGAGAGTTAGAGCTAGATCAATTGCATTAAAAATAGCTAACACAACTAGTGGAGAAGATTGGAAACTAGGTACATTTAGATTAGACATTGCACCAGGAGGAAGAAGATAATGGCTACTGACCAAGAAATACGAGATAAAGGTTTTAAATATATTCCACCGCAAAAGTATTTACAAAGTCCTTTTGAGTTACCCGAGAATCAGGAACCAGTAGTTAATGAAGGTATTGTAAATACAAATGCTTTTACTAATAGTGTTGGAAGTGAAGGAGATAATTTTAGTGTTTACAATCCTGATCCAAATTCAATTGTAAATAAAATTTATCAACCTAACTATGCGTATAGACAATTTGTTGATGGATATGATCCTAATTTGTCTGCTACTGCAAATATGAAAATAATGGAATCAGATCCTAACTATAAGGGTCCCGATTATTACAATAAACCAACATTGGAGGGTATACCTGGTGCATTACAAAATTATGTACAAGGAAGTTTGCCTGGACAATTTCTTACAAAAGCTACAGGTTTTGTAAATAGTATTCTTCCTTTACAAAGAAGAAGTATAATGGAAAATCAATTATCCGGTCAGGGTATAATGGTTAATGACATTGGACAAATTGTTCAAGGACAAGGTGACTACAATACCGCACAAAATATTATGGCTGGTTATGCTGGGACCGTAGGTGTTGATGCTGTTAATAAGAGACAAAATACCATTGAAGATACTTTAAGAGATAAATACAATATGAGTGAAACAGATATAGATGCTGTTAAAGCCGGCACTTACAAGGGTCCGGTTGAAAGTGATTTAATAGGTAGATATAGTGCTCTTGATGAATTTAAAGAAATTAAAGGTTTAGTGGATGACGAAACAGATGCGATTTTTGATTTTAAAAAAAAGCAAAAAAAGAAAAAAAAGAAAAAAAATATTATAGAAAGATTATTTCTTAATAAAAAAACAGACGATACTACTACTACTGATGATACTACTGATGATACTACTGATGGTACTATAACAAGTAATGACGGAGTAGCGTTTAATTATGACCCTACGACGACAGGAACTGCTAGCTCAAATGAATATGGTACTTACACTCAAAGTGTTTCACCTTCACAGGCTGCAATTAATCAAGACTTAGGAAGAACAGGTGGTAGGTTTGATTCACCTAGCTCATCAGAATCAAAAGACACAAGTAAAGGTGGCCTGGGGTCAGCTGGTTTTGGTGGCATGTTTCATGCAGCTGATGGTGGTAGAGCCGGATATTTTTATGGTGGTAGAATAGGTTTTCAAGGTGGTGGATCAGATGCATCATCAGATAATTTTGTTACTAGTACGAATGTTCCAGGACCAGGAGATACTGGAGGAGAGGGTGGCTATAATCCTAGTGATGATTCTGATACACAGTTTAATGATAATGATAATAATAACGAAAACAATAACCCGCCAGTAACAGTCGTTAATAATAAACCTGTAGATATTTCAACTGTAACAAAATCATTAGGTGATTATAATATACCTTATGGTGTTGAAGCATTACTATCGAACAAAGGAAAATTTAAAGCTGTTTTAGATGCTGGCGATATATTAGATAAAAATTTAGGTTTAGATTTTACATACGAT